ATTCATTTAAAAGAAATAGCGGGATTAGATCTACAAACGAGAGGTTCTTTGGTAGAATCTTCTGTTATTCTTGGTCAAAATCAAAAAGACATCATGAATTCCGTGTTTGCTCAAGTCAAAGGACTTAAACAAGCCACAGGAATTCAATTGGATCAAAAAGGAGTTCTTAAGGAAGCATCGAATCTTGGAGGTTATCTAGGATTATCCTTTGCCAAATACCCAGCGCAATTGACCAAGAGCTTGATTTCTATCAAAGCCATGGGACTTGAGTTAAAACAACTTGACTCAATGGCCAGCTCTTTCTTGGACTTCGAGTCAAGCATATCCAGCGAGTTCGAAGCGCAGTTATTGACCGGCAAAGACATCAACTTAACCAAAGCCAGAGAGTTGTTCTTGAATAACGACTTGGCCGGCGCAGCCCAAGAAATTACGAGTCAAGTCGGTAGCTCTGCTGATTTCATGAAGATGAACAGAATCCAGGCAGAATCCTTAGCGAAAGCCATGGGAATGACCAGGGATCAAATGGGAGACATGTTGAAGAAGCAAGAGTATATGTCTAAGATCGGAGCCAAAGACACGGATAACGCTCAGAAACAGTACCAGTTAGCATTAGCAAAATACGGTACTCAAAAAGAAATGTCAGCAATGCTTGGAGAAGATACAGCTAATGCTATCATGAACGCGTCTGCTCAAGAAAAGATCGCAGGATTAATGGACAAAATTAAACAAGGATTTATTGATTTAATATCAAATAGTAATATCACTGGTTTTATAGATAGAGCTATTAAGTGGCTTGGAGAAAAAGGAACTATTGAATATATAATTAGTAAAATAAAAGGATTCTTTTCTACTGTCTTGACTGTTACTGGAAATGTAGTCGGTGGAATCATGAAATTTTTGAACTATATTCCTGGAATTAACATAGACGAAGGGTTGATAGAAACTGTTTCCAACTTGGGTAGATCTTTGGGTACGGCAACAATCGGTGGAGGAAACGCATTCGCAACTCCAGCTACTGTATCCGAAAACAAAGCAAAATCCGAAGCTGGCAAAACACAAGTGACTCCACCTCAAAATCAATTTGCGGGCGGAGCTTCGCCAATAGTTAACCTTAACGTAACTAACAAACTTGATCCTATTACCGGTAAATCCGTAGTGGAAGTAACTGACGTTAGTTATTCTCCAAATTTGGACAAAACTGCTAATCATTCAAACGGTCATTAATACCATAACAACTAACTAAATGCCAAAATTAGTCGACTTAAAAACATCGTTAAAGGACCTTAAATTCGGTAAGGATCAAATTGGTGGAGGAAACTCTGGTCAACCTTATCAAACTTTTTCCATACCAGACGATAATGCTACTCCACTAATTACGGACTTTTGGCAAAATAACAACTCTAGCTTGGACTACCCTATCAGAGGTGGTAGTTTAATTGGATCGGATATCGGTGCTTACACTTTAAACGGACAAATAGACAAGAACAGAATACAAAAGTTCTTAAAAGATCCAAACAGAGGTAGAAACTTCATACAAAAACAGGTAGGATTACAGAGATCGAATCCTTTGATGGAGACCGGTAACGCGGACAGCAGCAACATTTTAAGCACGATTCAAAACATAATTGGTCCTATTCCAAGCGTTTTATTGGGATTGGGTTCAAATTTGGGAGGACTGTTCAATTTTACTGGAGCAGGAGGAAACAATCAAATTTACAACGACGGCAAAAATACTTTGGCTCAAGTCTTGGCTTCTGGCACAGGAGTGCACATAGAAAGAGCCGGAAAAATACCTTTCGATACCAACGCTAGATATTATACAGACGTAGTAGGAGCTCAGTTGTATTACAATACCAACGAAGTTTCTCAAGTGAATCGTTTGTTACTATTACAAAGTAGCAAATTGTCTTCTGGAATTTCGGGCAATCAGTATAAAAGTATTCCTATCAACGCTCTTGGACTTGGTATATCCCCAAGAAATTTGATATTGTTCGATTATCCTGGAGGTCCTAACTCAACTTACGGCGTAGGCAATACTACAATATTAAGATCAGTAAACAGTTCGGAAGCTTACGACCTAACGCAAGATCCTAGTTCCAATTCGCCTTTTCCTAACGTATTCACTATGGCTTACGAGCAAATAATGAATGCGCAAAACAACACTCCTCAAAGTTTGGCTTCTAACGGTCAAAATAGAAACGCAACTACTTTAAACGATTATAGAAAAGTTACGGGAGCTCCGGCAGGAAGTAACGTTTGGGACAAATCGGAAGGCGTAGACTATAGATTCTACAACAACGGTGTGGATAAAATGAACAGCGCAAACTTGGCAGCGTTAATAGCAAACGATCCTTTCGAGAACATAACTCCAGGATCTGACTCTGACGACATCATAAAGTTTGGATTCGAATGTATGAGCAACGATTACGTTGGTCAATCCACTCCGCTTTTCTTTAGAGCGTTTTTGACCAATGGAATAAACGACAATAACAGCGGTGAATGGGGTTCTTTTAAATACATGGGTAGAGGTGAAACGTTTTACACTTATCAAGGATTCAATAGATCTATATCTTTTGGATTCAAGATAGCAGTATTTTCTCAACAAGAAATAAAACCTTTATACAATAAATTAAATTATTTAGTTTCACAGGTATATCCTGACTATTCAAGCGCTGGATACATGAGAGCGCCAATAGTTAAGTTAACAATAGGAGATTATTTGTACAGAGTTCCAGGAGTTTTAGAGAGCGTGAATTTGACAGTAGACAACGGTACTCCATGGGAGTTGACAAGTTACGGTACGAACAATCAAGACGTTGCTCAAGTTCCAAAAGTAATAGAAGTTGCCGTATCGTTCAAACCAATATTCGACGAGTTACCTAGAAGATCGGTTCCAGGAAGCGATCCTACTCAAACCGTTGGATCCGCGATTGTGGGTAGAAGAGGATTTTTGAACGTGACTACTGGTAGCTTACAAGTTCCTAAGCCTATATTGAATGCGCAACCGGTACAAACTACTAGAACTACTCCTACGACTTTCGATAAAACTAATTTGACATTACAATCAAATCCAACGGGTATAGTGCCTAAAAAATAATTTTAAATGTTCAACAGATACCAAACCATATCAATACAGAGCGATCCGGTTAGCGGAAGTCAATTCTTTGCAAACGCAATCTACCCTGACATTCCCGTAACCGACGACGACGCTTACGTTGTTACTACGATGGGAGACAGATTGGACATAATGGCCCAAAACTTTTACAACGACGTAGACTTTTGGTGGATCATAGCCTCAGCAAATTCTTTGACTGGAGATTCTTTATTTCCTCCAGTTGGAATGCAGTTAAGAATTCCTGCAAATTTGGTGAGCATAGTAAACAGTTACAAAAAAATAAACTCAATTAGATAATGGCCGGATTGGACAATAAAATATCTAACGTATTAGGCGCTGCGTTACCGTATTGGTTAAAGAAACAAATACAGTTAAGATCTCAATACAATAACCAAGCTAATAGAGACGACCTAAACATTTCTTATCTTACGAATCAAACCGCATGGGTAAGATTGGTTTCTTCTATTAATATCAACGGAAAAAATGGAATGGACCAATTGAGCGATGACATGAGTTATTTTAAAAATACTCTTGGAATATCCGACTTAAATAGTCCTGCGGATTTGGCCAAAAAATACATGCTGTTCGGTGGAACTACACAATACATAAACGAGAATCAAAATAAATTACGATTCGGTCTTGGTCAGGACGGTGCTTACGGAATGCTTGGAGAACAGGAGATAAACAAATTCGGTTACAGACCAATGCCAGGTATTACGGACGTTAAGATAGACACACAAGGTAGATTGGGATCGGTTAGAATGGCCACAATCAATTTCAAAGTTTGGGACAAAATGCAGTTGGACATTATGGACGCACTGTACTTCAAGCTTGGATACACAATGTTGTTGGAATGGGGCCACACAGTTTACATAAGTCAAGAAGCTAATTCTGACGTACAGTTTAACTACTCTGAATTCTACGCGATAGATCCTTTCCAACCAGGCATAACTAAAGAGAAGCTTAATTTACAATTGGCTCAAAACTCAAGAAAAGCGCAAGGAAATTACGACGGTATGTTGGGCATAGTTACCAACTTCAATTTTTCTTTTACGCAAGAGGGTGGATACGATTGTAGTTTAAAAATCGTAGGACTTGGTGCTATCGGAGATTCTTTAAAGATAAACAACCCATCTAGTTTACCCGACGTTGTTAAGTCGCAAGTAAGAGCTTATTTGGACTTGATCAATAAAAAACAACAAGAAGCTGCTGCTAAAGCTGCGCAAGATTCCGCTGATGCGCAAAGTGCAGTTTTAGCTGCGGACAAGAAAAACGCAGAAGGATTAGTCACAGGAGATTCTTACGTTGACGCTGTGTATAAAAACAGAGGAGATAGCGATTTTATTTACGCGTACGATTCTAATTCTACCGTAGTATATTCTTCTCAAGGTGCAGCAGAAACTCCGCTAAACCAAAATCAAATACTAAAAAACTTATTCTATTTCAACAATACGTTCGCCGTTCCTCAGGTAAAAAACTTTTTAGCCGGAACCAAAGCTGCAGCGGCTTCTACTACGATGTATTTGAATTTGGATCTGTTGAACAAAGAAGCAAACAACAATAAAATATTCGCTCAAACTAGAGCCAAGGATTATACGGATATTTTAGCGTACAACGAATCGTTAGATTACAAAACTATCAATAGTACTGGCGCTGTAGGATTCGAAACCGGTCTTTACGGTGTAAGATCGAGTAACATAGCAGGCGGACTTCAAGTTACATGGATTCAATATCCTCAAACTTTTAATTCCGGCAAAAGCATTACGTATAGAGCGGAATTAACGATGCCCCAATTCTTAACGAACCAAAGCACTAACAATCGAGTTAATTTATTAAAGCTTAATTACATTAACGGTAATAGCAGCGTGTATTCTTTCTATAAAATTCACGATAAAATAGCTGCAGCGTTAAAGGACTATCAAAATGGTTGGTTCGTAGACTCTGAAGGAAAATACAACGATCGTGCGATAAAAGCGTTCGCGCCTGGAATATACAAGGACACATTAACCAACGATACTCCTACTTTGGGATTATTGTTGTATAAAAAAATTACTGTACCTATACACATCATTATTAGCGATCAAACTAAAAACTCTTCAGGAACTGTATCGGTTAATACTTCAGATCAACTTATAAATTACGATTTGTACATTGGACTAAGACTTAACGACGCTGCAATGATTACTAATTTCATTCAGACCGGTTACGTAGCCACCAAAGACGCGCAATTGGCCGCGATTCAAAGAGAGTTCGATCAAAAGGCAAAACAACTAAACGCGAGCTTACAACCAGGAGAAGCCGCAAATCAAGAATCGGTAGACGCTCAAATAGATTCTTCGTTAAGGTATCAATCTAACTTAGAGTTGGCAATAAAAGCCATAGAGTTGTATTCTTTAACTCAAGCCGTTAACGAGGCAAACTTAGACCTTGGTAGAACTGTAAAGAGCTATTCTTTGTCTACTGATCCTCACAGAAAGTTCTTGAACAACATAATGAAATACGGAGTGTTCAACGGATTCTTGGACTCTTTATTCGACGGTACGATAAAGGACGATTCTACTTACGGAACCGAGGAAGAATACGTAAACAAGCTGATAGACGCTAACGACGACGATAGATTCAAAATATTCGCGAAGTACGGGTTCAACAGCTCTATTATGGGCGGAAAAATCAACGCCAAGATAAAAGACGGGCAAGTTGGAGTTCCTGCTGTAGATTACTCAGAGCTAACAATTACTTACGTAATACCGTACGAAATAAATCAACCTATCGAAGGCAGCGGGCAAATTATCCACCCAGTGTACATGCAATTGGGATTCTTATTGATGATCATAAACGCAATGTCTACGATCTACGAATCAGAGCCAATAGACGCAAACACAACGAGTCCGCAAAACAAACCGTTAGTGTATCTAGACTTCAATCCAGAGACTAATCTGTGTTTGACAAACTCTTTACAATTTACTACCAATCCGTTTAGTTTCTTGATACCACTGCAAGCGACTTTGGCCGATTACAAAACTTTGTTCTCTTCCAACACTATAGACGATTCCAAGAACGAGATCAAAGCTCCAACTTCTGGGTCCACTTCAAAGTTATACGATCCTGAACACGATCCCAACATTTCTGGCGCTTTACCTAAATTTAGAGCCGGTGGAAACAAGGACGCTTACAGAGGAAAGACGATGAAGATATTGGTTAGCTGTGAGTACGTTCTTAATCTGATCAAAGAATTTGCCGATCACAATGGATTGAACAAAGTATTCTTAAAACCTTTCTTGGACCAACTCTTAGTAGATATGAACAAGTCCTTGGGAGCCATGAATATTTTTAGAGTTGCCTACGACGATACTTCTAACTGCTTTACAATTGTGGACGATCAGGTTCAACCGTTAGCAGAAGGCGAAGAAGCGGTTTCGCAGAACGCAACCGATACCATGCCAGTGTACGGAGTTAATTCTATCGCGAAGTCTTTGAACATTCAAACAGAGATATCGAGCAACTTATCGAACATGGTTGCAATATCGGCCAACTCAAACTCTGCGGATCAATCTGCAAACTCTACAAACGCCAGTAGCTACGGATTCATAAACAATTCTTACAGAGACAGATACATTCCTGTAAGAAAGGATTTGAGCGCAGACGAAATTAAAAATCAAAAGGCGCAAGAGTTAGCAAGAGAAAAAGCGCAATACGATTCTATATTAAAAGCTGAGCAGAAGTTCAATACCTCCATAAAATTATTTTACAGTACCATTCAACCAAACAAGGACGACGTAAGTCAAGCGACCAACTACTACATCGATAGAAGTACGAAGACGAATAACCAACCTGGTCCCACTAGATCTTCCGCAATGATTCCTGTATCTGTCAATTTTACCACTCACGGAATATCTGGATTCCACATGGGGCACGCGTTTACTTTACCGTCTGACATATTACCTTACACGTACTCCAGCAGACACACTCCAACTTTAAAAGACGTAACTGCTACCGATCCTACTTCGGACGTAAAAGTTGCATTCGCTACGGTTGGTCTAAGTCACACAATTCAAGGAAACGTTTGGGACACATCGATAAAGGGAAGCATGATTCTTATAAAAGATCAAAACGCTTTTTCGAACGCAACCATAAATACTTCGTACAGCAACGCTCCTTTATTAGTGATAAATTCAAATGCAAATATTCCAAACGCACAAGGTCAAATACTTGTGCTAGCCACTTATTATGGTTTTAAAGGAGATAAATTAAAAGACACTAATTCAATAAAAGGAATTGGAAACAGAAATAATCAATTAGTAGAAACCCAATCAGGGCAAGGCAATTCTGTCGCTCTTAAGAAAAGTACAGCAGACGCCATTGGCGTAAAGAACGGCGACAATGTATTGGTAACCATTCCAGATGGTCGCTCTATTATAGTTAAATACGATGATACAATACCTGAATACGATCAAGGCACAAGAATAGATTTCTATAATCCAAGCGCAGATAAAAACGGAGGAAAGTCTACATTTTCATTTGTCGGCAAGAGCGTATTAATTCAAAAAGCTAAATAATATGTCAGCAAAATATTATCCATCATTTAGAATAAAAGAGAATAGATCCACAAAAGGACAAGATTTTATACTTAATGGTAATGCATATTCAGGTCCTTATTATACTACTTTTTCTGGCCAAAATTTTAGTGGACCTAATCCAATAATAGGCCCCAATGAATTATTAACTCCGATTACAGATTATTCAAATACTGCCTTGGGTCTTTCTTCTATTCAAGAAAGTTCAGCGCTAAAACAACAACTAATAAAAGCTACTAAAATAAGTAGCACAAATAGTAAACCTCTAGTGTCCTATTTTCCCAACCCAATCCAAAGCGATTACAACTTGGGTTACATTAACAGATATTTTGCTAAACAGATAAATAACAAAGGTTACATCACAGAAATTTCTCCTCAACAATACACAGACATACAAAATGGTGCAGCTGGATACGATACGTCGATGTTACAGACGGTGTCTATCGCATGGAAATTGACCGGGCCATTGAACTCAATAAGAATCAGTCAGTACGATATTAGAGCCGGTATAATCGACACGAACAAAAGATTGGTCGAAGCTGCAAACCCCAACTTCTTCGGTCTAATAGAATTCATCGGTGGAAACTACTCGAAGTTCGCTAAACCCACTGCATAAATAAATTACTCAATGTCAATGAGATAGTATATGTTTACCTCCAATAAAGGTTATAAACATGTATTTCATCGTAGAAACTATAGAGCAGTTCGGTCAAATGGAGCACACAGAAGAGTGCTTCGTTCAGCTCATATCGGGCAACGATAAATTCCACCCAAAATTATCTTATCCAAGTTTACTGTATTACAACGACGGTAACAAAGGCTATATATTCCCCTTCAAACATTCGGAAGCGTTTTCTCTCGATTTGGAATTAGTCCAAAGCTTTTTGTCCAAACACAAGACAGTGTACCTAATAGACAAAAAGTATCACTCGTATTTCTTTGATCTGGACAACACCGTAGATATTAACTTCATCTATTTGGACCAGACCAACAATTACGAGCCATTCGATTGCGATACTTTATTGCAGAACAACTATTATTCCAAGTTCGTAAACTTACCAAACGTTAACGAAATAATACCGATCGCAAAGCACTACGAAAGGTGTCAGTGTTTGTACGAGATAGTTAAAGGATTCTTTGGGCTAGAAGCGGACACAAAATTCCAAGACAGACTAGTCGATGCGTACAGAAAAGTAGAGCAGAATCCCATAAAGATAGACGAAGATAAATTCAAACTAAAGTACAGTCTAGTCAACGAAAATTGTTCCAAGCACGGAGACTTTATATACTCCTACTACAACTTATATAATTTGACCGGTAGACCCACCAACTCTTTTAACGGCGTCAACTTTTTAGCGATACCAAAGGACAAAGAGTTTAGAGAATGTTTTGTATCTTCGAATAGCTATTTGGTTGAGTTCGATTTCGATGCTTATCACTTGAGACTGATAGGAAATTTAATCGGCTACGAATGGGGAAAAACGTCTATTCACACCGAGTTGGGCAAAGAGTACTTCGGCAAAGACGAACTGACCCAAGAGGAATACTCAGAATCAAAGACTATAACGTTCAAACAACTTTACGGTGGAGTGGACAAGAAGTACAAACACATAGAGTTCTTCGCCAAAATGGACGCATATATCCAAGAGACTTGGGAAAACTATAAAAAACAGGGCGCAATATCTTTGCCTACGGGGAGAATATTAAAGTTCACCAAAGACATGAACAAACTAAAGCTATTCAATTACGTGGTGCAGAATCAGGAGACTCTGGCCAACGTATCTAAAATAGAGCGTATAAATCAATACCTAGAAGAAAAGAAGCTGAGGACGAAGCTCGTATTAATCACCTACGATTCTTTTCTATTCGACTTTAGGGCTCACGATGGCAAGAAAACATTATTGGACATAAAAGCTATATTGGAACAGGACAATATGGTCGTAAAACACAAGCACGGACTCAATTACTCATTTTAACACAAAAATCAATATTTATACTTAATGGTTATGGAAGAATTAAAAACACTAGAATTAACGCAAGAGGCGCTTATGAATAAGTTATTTTGTAGTTTTACTACTAAAGACGGACTTGAGGAGAGATTACAAGAAATCAATAAAGAGTACAAAATCATGTACGGTAAGATATTCGTTTTAGAGTCTCCTGACTCCGAAGAATACATGTGTACTTACAATATAGAATTGGAAGGATCAAGCACAAAGATTTTGGGTAACACTATCCTCTTACACAGAAAGAAAGAGTCCAATACGTTGTACACAATCAATGCTTTGAACACTCTAATCAAATCTTTAAACGGTGGAGTACTTGACACAAAGTTTATCATTAATTGGCCAGATTACAAGAACTCTATCCTATTGACTCAGGACGATGGTCTAAGAAAGTTAAATACGTCTATACACAGGATAGTGAACGTATAACTCGAAACTTAGATTTTTTATATCCCAAGGTTAGATTATATTTAATCAATAAAATAAAATACAGTTATGGACTTATCAGCACTTAAGTCGCGTTTAGCGGCTTTACAAAATCCACGCGGAGGTCAAAAAGGCGAATTAGCCAAGACCTTATGGAGCCCAGCGGTTGGAAAACACCAAGTACGTATCGTTCCTTCGGCGTACAACAAATCAAACCCATTTAAAGAGTTATTTTTCCACTACGGAATCGGTAACAAAAACACAATGATCGCTTTGTCAAACTTTGGCGAAAAAGATCCTATCGTTGAATTCTCTCAAGGCTTAAGAAAGTCTTCTGTTAAAGAAGATTGGCAAATGGCCAAGAAGTTGGAGCCAAAGATGAGAGTGTACGCACCGGTTATCGTTAGAAACCAAGAGGAATTAGGCGTAGTTTTATGGGGATTCGGTAAACAAGTTTACATGGATTTGTTGGCTTTGACTGAAGACGAAGACGTAGGAGATTTCACAGATCCTATCCAAGGTCGTGATATTACTATCGAAGTACAAGGTAAAGAAACAACCGGTTTATCTTACAACACTTCTAGCATTAGAGTAAGAACTAAAATTACTCCATTGTCAGAAGACGCGGACAAAGTTAAACAATGGTTGACTACACAACCTGACCCAATGACTCAATTCAAAAAGTACTCTTACGAAGAAATGAAGAGCGCATTGATGTCGCATTTGAATCCTGAAGAAGAAATCAAGCAGAACGCAGATTCTGTTGTAGTGAAAACCGAAGAAGTTGGCGATTTACCATGGGAAAAAGACGCACCAGCTGCTCAACCTTTCACATTGAGTACGACCAAAAAAGATGTCGATTCCAAAATAGACGATTTGTTCAACTTTTGAGGTTAGAGAAGATATTTATTATAGATAGAAAGTTAGCGGAATTAACTATCTATAATAAACTTATTGGGCCTATGAACCATTGATCATTCCGCGATCTTTGTTTCCTCTGGGTCCTTTTTTATTTTATGGCTATAGTGTATCAACATAGAAGAAAAGATACTAATGAAATTTTTTATGTAGGTAGAGGGAAAATTTTAAAAAGAGCTTATTCTAAAGCAAATAGAAATACTCACTGGCATAATATTGTTAATAAGACAGATTACGAAGTAGAAATCATTTATTCTAATTTATCTTGGGAAGAATCTGGATTAAAAGAAATTGAATTGATTAAATCTATAGGTCGTCAAAATTTAAACAAAGGTCCTTTAGTAAATCTCACAGACGGCGGAGAAGGCATGATGACTTTTATGTTTTCTGAAGAGTCAAAAGAAAAAATGAGATTATCTAAGCTAGGAAATAAAAATGGAAGCGGAAATAAAGGCCAAAAAAGACAAGCACATTCGCAAGACACCATTAAAAAAATTAGCGATGCAAATAGAGGTAAAGTTCATACTAAACAATCTAGATCTAATATGTCAAAAGCTCATATAGGCCAAGTACATTCAGAAGAAACAAAACAAAAGATGAGAGGGCCAAGAGGACCTCAAAAAAATCCTTTTTTAAGAAAGAATAAAGTATTACATTAAACCAATAAAAAATAGTTATGGCAAAAGCACTTACAGGCAAAATATCAAATGCAATAAAGTCCGAGTTTAACTTGGACAAATTTAAGAAGTCAAAGAACTTATCCTCAAGCAGCGTTAAGTTCAAAGAGCAAAAATGGATTCCACTTTCATCAGCATTTCAAGATGCGTTACAAATTCCAGGAATCGCGATCGGTCACATCAATCTATTAAGAGGTCACTCGGACACCGGTAAAACTACCGCTTTATTGGAAGCAGCAGTTCAAGCACAAAAGATGGGCATATTACCGGTATTCATTATCACAGAGATGAAATGGAGTTGGGAACACGCCAAACAAATGGGTCTTCAATTCAACGAAGTACCAGACGACGACGGTGTTATTTCTGACTACAACGGATTCTTCATCTACGTGGATAGAGAAAAGTTACAGTGCATCGAAGACGTGTCTGCGTTTATCTTGGACATTTTGGACGAACAAAAGAACGGTAACTTACCTTACGATTTGTGTTTCTTTTGGGACTCTGTTGGATCTATTCCTTGTAGATTATCTATCGAATCTAACAAGAACAATAACGAATGGAACGCTGGAGCAATGTCTCAGCAGTTCGGTAACTTCGTTAATCAAAAAATCATTATGTCGAGAAAGGAAAGTCAACAGTACACAAACACTTTCGTTGCTATCAATAAAGTTTGGGTTGCAAAGCCTGAAACTATTATGAGTCAGCCAAAGATGAAGAACAAAGGTGGAGACACAATGTTCTTTGATGCATCGTTGATCATTACTTTCGGAAACGTTACTAACTCTGGTACGAACAAGATCAAAGCTACTAAAAACGGTAAAGAGGTCGAATTTGCCAAGAGAACTAAATTGTCTTGCGATAAGAATCACATTACGGGAGTTACTGCAACTAACAAGTTGATTATGACAGTGCACGGATTCATCAACGACGACAAGAAGGACTTGGACAAGTACAAGAAAGATCACAGTCACGAATGGTTACAAGTATTGGGATCGAAAGATTTCGATGTGATCGAAGAGGAAGAAACGGACATTAAAGACATTTTTGATTCATCAGATAGCGAATAATGGAAGAACGATACAAAGCAATGTTGGATTCCTTGGGTAAAGATACCACAGAGGAAAAGGAGGAACCTTTGAAGTTAAACGACAGAGTTCTAATCATAGACTCGTTGAACGCCTTCATAAGGTCCTTCACCATTATCAATCACGTGAATAAGTACGGTCACCACATTGGAGGATTGACCGGCTATCTAAAATCTTTGGGCTACGCAATTAATCTTATCAGACCAACCAGGGTCATACTGGTGTTCGATGGGCAAGGCGGATCGACTAACAAGAAGTATTTATATCCCGAATACAAAGCCAACAGAGGTTATCGCAGGGTGACTAACTGGGACTTGTTCGACAATCAAGAGCAAGAAGCGGAGTCGATCACTAACCAGATACTTCGATTGGTGGACTACTTAAAGTGTTTGCCGGTAGATTTGTTGTCCATAGACAAGATCGAGGCAGACGACGTTATCGGTTGTTTGGCAGGAAAATTACCTGGAGAAGTTACCATAGTGTCCAGCGACCGAGACTATTTACAGCTCGTGAATGAAAGGATTACAGTATATTCACCTATCAAGAAAAAATTCTACCAGTACAAAGAGGTTTTGGAAGAGTACGGAGTTACACCGCAAAACTTCTTGGCAGAGAAAGTATTGATGGGAGACAGCGGAGACAACGTACCAGGCGTCAAAGGTATTGGGCAGAAGACTTTATTGAAGCACTACCCAGAGTTGGCAGACGATACTGTATTCACGTTAGACGAAATATTGGACAAAGCAAGAGCGAGCAAAGGAAACATATACGAAAGGATTCTTGCGTTCGAAAATCAGCTGTACGTTAACGAACAGTTGATGGACCTAAAAAATCCCAACATACCGCAAGATTCGATGGAAACCATAGACTACATTCTAGAGAATCCAACGAAGACCTTTAGACCCAAAGAATTTGCAGAGCTGTACGAAGAGGACGATTTGGGTAAAAGCATAAACAACCTACAGATATGGTTGTTCGAAAAATTTCATGAAATAAGTAAATATAAATAAGTTATGGCAGTATTGAACACGCTACAAAGTTACGGAAATGGATTTCAAACAAAGGTTTTGTCGAGCTTATTAAAGCACAAGGAGTTTTTACAAAACGTTAACGATGTATTGGACACTAACATGTTCGATAACCCGGCTCACAAATGGATCGTATCGGAAACGTTAAGATACTATTACAAGTATCACACAACACCTTCACCAGAGTCGTTACAGGTAGAAGTGAAGAAGATCGACAACGAAGTATTGAAAGTTAGCGTAATAGAACAGTTGAAAGAGGCTTTAAAGGCCGCAAACGAGGACAGAGAGTACATAGAGCAAGAGTTCTCCAACTTCTGTAGAAATCAGCAGTTAAAGAACGCGATATTGGAATCGGTTAAATTATTAGAGAAAGGCGAATACGAAGACATCAGACACATCGTCAACATGGCCTCGAAAGCGGGTCAAGACAAAACTATCGGTCACGAGTACGAGAAAGACATGGAAACCCGATACAGACAAGAGCAAAGATCTCCAGTTCCAACCCCATGGGACAATCTAAACAACTTGCTTATGGGTGGTTTGGGCGTAGGCGATCTAGGACTAATATTCGGAAACCCTGGTGGAGGTAAGTCTTGGATGCTCATTAATCTGGGCGCAAGAGCGGTTGCAGCTGGGTTTACGGTTTGTCACTATACACTAGAACTTTCCGAGGACTACGTTGGTAAAAGGTACGATGCTTTATTTACGGGTATCGATGCTCAACAGATTCACTTACACAAGGACAAAATCTCCGAAGTGGTGAATAAGTTACCAGGTAAGTTGATCATTAAAGAGTTCCCAATGGGAAAAGCTGGGCCGGCAACCATAGAATCTCACATCCAAAAGTGCAGGGACTTGAAGTACCCACCCGACTTGGTTATTATCGACTACGTTGATTTGTTAAAGAGCAAGACAAGATCTATAGACCCAAAGGACGCAATCGACGATGTTTACACAGCGATCAAGGGTATGGCAAGGGAACTCAAAGTGCCAGTGTGGACGGTATCCCAAGTAAATAGAATGGGAGCCAAGGACGACGTAATCGAAGGTGACAAAGCGGCAGGGTCCTACAATAAGATGATGATTGCGGATTTCGCCATGTCTTTGTCCAGGAAGCGTCAGGACAAGGTCAATGGAACTGGCCGTATACATATTATGAAGAACAGATACGGCGCTGATGGTATGACCTATGGCGCTAAGGTGAATACAAATAACGGTAACATAGAGATCAATAAGGACGAAATGGACGAGGACGATCTAACCTTTGACAACGGTCAAAGCGGTCCACCAAGGACCCAGCTACAGAACAAATCCACATTTAGTCCGGACGAGAAAAGCTATTTGAACCAAAAATTTGTTGAATTGGTAGGAAAGAGTTAATTAATTTTATTCTAAAAAGATCATATTTATTAGAACAAAACAGACACCATGAGTTTCTTAATAGATTTATTTAAAAAAGCCAAAAAAGGAGATGCTTTCAGACCAACTGAAACTCCTGATAAGTATGCAGATAGAATTGCAGCATTAAACGCGGGCGGTCAAAGCACGCAAACAAACACAAGGATTACTACTCCAAATGTTGCTAAATTATCAAACGGCTTTATCCCTAGCGATAACAACTTAGGAAAACTTCCGTCTGCTTAATTAACCTAGAACTTTACAGACTTGCCAATCATAGAGCGCTAAAATACTCTACAGGCTAGTCTATTGTGTATTATATATTAAAATTAACTAATAATGTCTATATTTGAGAAAAGAGTGGCGTTTAAGCCATTCGAATACCCTGAGCTCTACGATTTCGTGGATGCTATTAATCACAGCTATTGGATCCATACCGAGTATTCTTACGATTCGGATATACAGGACTTTAAAGTTAATTTGAATAAGCTAGAAAAGAATGCGGTTAAAAACGCAATGTTGGCTATATCCCAAATCGAGGTTAACGTAAAAAGATTCTGGAGCAATTTATACTCTCAATTTCCAAAGCCTGAGTTCGATGCTTTGGGAAATACTTTTGGAGAGTCCGAGGTAAGACACAGCAGAGCTTATAGCCATGTGTTAGAGTTACTTGGATTCAACAAAGCTTTCGACGAACTGATGGACAACCCAGTTATCCAAGGAAGGATCGATTACCTTGCAAAGTACCTAAAGAACGCAGGGTCAAACAACAAAGAACTTTACACACTTACACTGACTTTATTTTCTCTGTTCGTTGAGAACTGCTCTTTATTTAGCCAGTTCTATATTATCAAATCTTTTAATAAGCAGAAGAACACTTTCAAGGGTATCGATAACGTTATCCAGGCCACAATGAAAGAAGAGAAGTTACACGCAATGGCAGGAGCTTATATTATCAACCTAATCAAAAAAGAAAATCCCGAGTGGTTCAACGAGGACTTCTACAAGACAATCGAAAGAGCTTGTAAGAAAGCCTACACCGCAGAGGAAAATATTATCGATTGGATCTTCGAACTCGGAGAATTAACTTTTTTATCTAAGCAAGATGTATTAGAATTCACTAAGAACAGGTTCAACGAATCCTTGAAGATGATCGGCGCTAATCCAATATTCGAAATAGACAAAGAGATATTGAAAGGTTCTGAATGGTTCAACGTAGAAGTGGACTCGGAAACACACACTGACTTCTTCCACAAAACGCCAACAGCTTATCAGAAGAAAGCTCAAGCAATAACGGCAGAAGATATTTTTTAACAACATACAAACAATAAAGTAAATGAAGATCAAGTGGCTAAACAAGTATTCTAAATCGTTCTTGGAAAAGGACTACCTACTTCCAGGACAAACTGTACAGGACAGATTAAAAGTGATAGGAGACGCAGCAGAGAAAATCTTGGGCGTTGAAGGTTACAGCGAAAAATTACAACAATACATAGCCAATGGTTGGATTAGTTTGAGCACTCCAATGTGGACCAACTTTGGTACCAATAGAGGATTACCTATCAGCTGCTTTGGAGTGTACGTGGACGATAGCGTAGAAAGCATCTTAAGTTCCGTAGCAGAGATCGGAACAATGAGCAAATACGGCGGTGGTACCTCTGGATACTTCGGTGCTTTAAGACCAAGAGGTAGCGAAATTACAAACAACGGACACAGCAACGGTTCTAAAGCGTTCTTGGAATTATTCCAATCTTGCGCCCAATCTATGAATCAGGGTTCGGTTAGACGTGGATATTTTTCTGCGTATCAAGACATCGATCACCCCGATTTCGAAGAGTGGTTGAACATTAGAGCAGAAGGGGATCCAATTCAACACATTACATGGGGAGTGTGCGTATCTGACAAATGGTTGGAAGCAATGAAATCAGGAGACTCAAAGAAGAGAAAGATCTGGGCCAAAGTTATCCAAAAGAAATTCGAAACTGGTTTACCTTACATATTCTTTACAGACAACGCCAACAATCACGAATCAGTACCGGAAGTTTACAAGGGCAAGAACTCCATCAAAGCTTCTCAAATGTGTACCGAGATCATGTTACCTTCGGACAACGAAAATTCTTTTGTTTGCGATTTGGGATCAATGAACGATTTTTACTACGAAGAGTGGAAAGACACCGATTGCGTAGAGGTATTAACGTTCTTATTGGACGCTGCAATGACCGAGTTTATCGAGAAAGCTTCCAAAGTAAAATTCTTGGCAAGAGCCGTATCGTTCTCTCAAAAACACAGAGCTTTAGGAATCGGTAGATTGGGATACCACTCTTTGTTGCAAAGCAAGATGATTCCATTTGAAAGTTTACAAGCAAGGAACATAAACATTGAAATTCAGAAAAACATATACGACAATTCTTTGAAAGCATCTAAGAAATTAGCTGAAATGTTTGGAGAATGCGAAATGACAAAAGGCTTAGGTAGAAGAAACACTACAACTCAAGCAATTGCGCCAACGACTTCTTCTGCGTTTATCATGCAAGTTTCACAAAGCATAGAACCTTGGATGAGCAATTATATGATCAAGGATTTGTCCAAAGGTAAGTTCGTAATTAAGAACGTATTTTTAGAAAAATTATTACAAGAAAAAGGCCAAAACACCGAAGAAGTTTGGGAAAGTATCCAAAAACAACAAGGTAGCGTTTTACACCTTGACTTCTTGACCGAAGACGAAAAGCTTGTCTTTAAAACTGCCAGAGAAATATCTCAAACCGAAATTATAGTTCAGGCAGCTCACCGACAAAAATACATCGATCAAGGTCAATCTTTAAATTTATTCATTACATCAGACACGAAAGCAAAGGAAGTAAACGAGTTAATGTTATTAGCACACGAAATGGGAATCAAATCGTTGTACTACCAACACAACGTAAGTGCAGCTTCTGATTTCGCCAAAAACTTTAATTACTGTGTGGCTTGCGAATAGTCACCTGTAATTAAAATAGTATTATTAACCAGGTTTTGTGTATATTGCAGTTATGACAACAGAAAATTTTTACTTAGGCATTATCTTAGTTTTATTTGTTTTACAAATATATCAACTTAGCGTAATGAACAAACTTAAAGGCGATATCAATCAACTTTGGGATCAAATGGCAATTTTGACTGCAATGACAGCGGCAAAATTAACCGATATGGTATTAAAGAAAAAAGAACAAGTAGATGAAAGCAAATCAAAAGTCTAAAGGTCTTGGCGACACAATCGCTAAATTTACCAAATTAACGAAATTGGACATTCTTGCCGAGAAAGTGGCAAAATTGTTCGGTCACGAAGATTGTGGTTGCGAAAGACGTAAAGACAAATTAAATAAAATCGTTCCTTATAAGAATAAGGATTAAATTACAGTTATGGAAAAGAGTTATGTTCTGGTTAATACCAAAGAGCTCGTGCAAGAAATGGCACGACACATATTAGAGAACGACATTATTGCGTTCGATACAGAGACCACATCGTTAAACCCACGAAAAGGTTCGATTATAGGTTGGTCAGTTTCAGCAGAACCTGGTAAAGGTTACTATCTCCCTACAAAATTATTCAAAAACGGCGAATTGGTCGATGCGTATATCGAGGACGTTAAAGCTCACGATGTATCGATCAAAGTGATTAACATGTTGGTCGGCAAAAAGCTGATCATGCACAACGCAAGCTTCGACTGTAGATTCGTTAAGAACTATTTTAAGATCGATCTGTTGTCCTCTTTGCACGCAGATACAATGTTGTTAGTACACACTGTTAACGAAGAAGGCGCTGGGTTCGGATCCAGTTCTCCATTTGGTTTGAAGAGTATCGCCAAGATGATTCAAAAAGAACTTGGATTGGACGTAGAAAAAGCGGCCAACGAAGAACAGATAGCTCTAAAGAATTCTATCAAAGAAAACGGCGGCTCTGTTACACGAGACAATTACGAAATATGGAAAGCCGATATCAATATTCTATCCGAGTACGCTGCGGCCGATACCGATCTAACGCTAAGAGTTTACAATCATTTTATTAAGGATCTATACGATCAAGGTCTAGAAGCATTTTTCTTCGAGGACGAAGTAATGCCATTGTACAAAGAAGTTACTATCCCAATGGAAGAAACCGGAGTTAAGCTAGATATGGACCTAATCAATAGAACTAAGGACGAAGTTACCCAAGCTCTAGAGGATCACAAGAAGAAGGTCGTTGAAGAGTTGTTAAGTTATGCAGAAGTAAAACATTGGATCTTGATAAAAGCTGCCAATGCGTTCCCTGCGAACAACAGAGGTACATTTGCCATAGAACTTATAGATCAGAGCGGTATAGAATTCCCAAGGTCGGAAAAGACCGGCAAGTACAACATCGCCAACGCAAACATACTAAGAATTCCAGACGGTCCAGTTAAACAATTCTTACTACACGGAGACACACAAATCCTAGAGCCAGATCAAATCACCAAAATACAGTTAAAGCTTTGGAAAGAATCCAACGACGGTAACTGGTTCAACATACAATCCAAAGATCAGTTAGGTGAAATTGCTTTCGGTGCTTTGGGTATCAAGGCAAAATCTACCACAAAAACCGGTAAACCACAGTTCGACGACGATATGATTCAAGCCATTGGAGATACAGAAGAATGGGCGAAGAATCTAAGAATATACAACAAGTTATTAAAGATCAAGTCCACTTACGTAGAAAGATTCTTGGACGGTCAAGAGGACGGTAGATATTACTTTAGTTACAAACAACACGGTACAGTATCGGGCCGTTACGGTTCCGACGCTCAACAATTACCACGACCAAAGGAAGAAGGTGACGACGATCCAATCGTAATCGAGTACAACAATAGAGTAAGAGCATTTTTCGTTCCTGACGAACACAACATATTCATCGACGACGACTACGAATCGTTAGAGCCACACGTATTCGCTCACGTATCCGAAGACGAAGGACTAAAGGACATCTTTAGAAACGGTTGGGACTTCTATTCAACGATCGCAATCAAAACAGAAAAATTAGATCAATATTCCCCTGATAAAAAGGCCGACAACTATTTAAGAAAGCTTGCACCTAAGTTGAGAAACAAGGCAAAAGCTTACGCTCTAGGTATTCCTTACGGCATGGGAGCTTACGCTCTGGGTAAGAACATCGAAGTATCGACAAAGGAAGCAAAGAAATTGGTCGACGGTTATCTAAGTGGATTCCCAGAACTAGAGAAGTGGATGAGAAAGTCTGAGAACGACGCAAGAACTTTAGGATACGTTAAAACACAAGTTGGTCGTATAAGACACTTACCGAAAGTAAAAGCGATATACGAACAGCTAGGCGACGCAATGTTGGACTACAATACCAAAAAGGAGTTAGCCTACAGTCACGGAGAAGACAAAGTCAAAAGCATTTCAAGGGACTTCGTAAACGGACTAAACAATAGTAAAAATTATCAGATACAAAGTTTATCTGCTTCTATCGTAAACAGAGCAGCTATACAAATTAATAGAAGATTTAAACAGAATAATATAGTTGGATGGGTTTGCGCGCAAATACACGATCAGCTTATAATCGAAGTAGAAATTTCAAGATCAGAAGAAGCGATGTTTATAGTTCAAGATTGTATGGAAAATACCACCAAATTAAGTCTTAAGTTAAAGGCTGTCCCTGCATTGGCAAAAAACTTTAGAGACGGTCACTAGAGACATAAATTTCATTATAAATTAAAATGTGCGTATATTTATTAGAAATAAACAAGGTACTTGGTAGGCCTTCAGTTATAAAACAATTATTTAATCGTTCACCGAAAGGGAACACAAAACTAAAATTATGACATTTAGACCATTCGAGCTAGATATCTTTGACCTATTATGGCGAGATTTATCAGACACACAATCGCATTTCTCTGCAATCACGCAGAAAGTATCACACCCAGTAGACATTTTTGAAACACAAGACGGCATTCGATTTGAAGTTGCTGCAGTTGGCCTTGAACAAGACGATATTGAAATCTTAGTAGAAGGGGACTTATTACGTATTAAGTACGAAAAAGTACGTCCTTTTGATCAAGAAACATCTATTTATCGAGGTATCAAGAGATCGGGCTTTGACTTAAGTTGGAAAATTTCAACTAAATTCGATCTTAATCAATTAAAAGCTTCTTTAGACAAGGGATTATTGATATTAACAATTCCCGTCGCAGAAGGCAAGGCGGTAAAACAAATTAAAATTACTACGCCAAAACAATTATTAAAAGGATAAGCAAGTCCTACCAAGTAACCAGTTATGTTCTCAATTTGCAAAAACTTCATTAAAGTAAACGATCGTCTTTTCTTAGTAAAGAAAATTTACGCAGAAGAGCGCATATTGAATTTAGATCTCGCTAAAGAGCTATTCAATACGCCGCACGTCTTCAAGAATAACGATATGTTCTATTTTACGGAAGAGATAGAAGAATTACAAATAATCACAGAATAAAATATATGAGTAAATTAAACCCAAAAAACGGTTTCGCAGTATTGAAACCAGTAGAAGAACAAGAGCAGACCTACGGTAATATCGTAATACCTGATCTTGGAAAGGAACGTCCTGAAATGGGCGAAGTTATTGCAGTAAGCCAAACCTACAACTGGCATTGCGGAGAGTACGTAGATTCTCAATTCCAGGTTGGACAGAAAGTTCTGATTCCAAAGATGGGAACTATGAAGATCTCAGTAGGCGGCGAAGATTATTTTTTAACCAAAGACACAGAGATTCTATCTGTGGTAGAAGATTAATATTATGAGTACAACAACAAACATAAGCGGTACGGAACTTAAAGAAAAGTTATTGGCCGGTATCAACAAATTAAACCAATCAGTGTCTTCAACTTTAGGACCTGGTGGTAGAACTGTTTTGATAAAAGAACAAAGCGGTGAAGTAAAAGTTACTAAGGACGGTGTTACTGTCGCTAAAGCTTTCCACAAATTGGAAGACGACGTAGAAGACTTAGGAGCTCAGTTAGTAAAGCAAGTAAGTATCAAATCAGCTAACGAGGCTGGAGACGGTACGACTACTTCTACTTTATTGGCCACTGAAATCGTAAGAGAAGGATTGAAAGTAATTCGTCAAGGTTCTAACGCGGTAGAAATTAAAAATGCTATCGACAAAACGGTAAAAGAAGTAGTTAACAACATTAAGAAGTTGGCGATCGAAGTCGGATCTGAAGAGCAAATAAAACAAGTTGCAACGATCTCAGGTAACAACGATCCAGAAGTTGGTAACTTAATCGCTACTGCAATCGGAAAAGTTGGTCGCGAAGGTGTTGTAACCATCGAAGAGTCTAAGACAGGTGAAACTAGCTTAGAGATTGTAGAAGGTATGCAATTCGATAGAGGTTACAAATCTCCTTACTTCGTTACTAACAATACAACGATGCAAGCTGGATTGGAAAATCCTTTAGTGTTATTGTACGACGGTAGAATTTCTTCTGCGCAAGAGTTGTTACAAGCATTAACAAAAGCAAACGCAGAGAACAGAGCTTTATTGATCATTTCAGAAGATATCGGAGACGAAGCATTGGCTACATTGATCGTAAACAAAATGAGAGGTATCGTACAAGTGTGTGCGGTTAAAGCTCCTGATTTTGGCGAAAGAAAAACGTTGATCTTGGAAGACATCGCTATCTTAACCGGTGGTCAAGTTATTTCAAAAGACAAAGGACACAAATTGGACAAGTTAACTCCTCAACAATTAAGCGAATTCCTTGGTACTGCTCGTTTAGCGACTATATCTAAAGAAGAAACTACAATTGTGGACGGTAAAGGCGACGAAGCTAAAATCGAAGCAAGAGCAGAAGAGATCAAAGAGCAAATCGAAAAGGCTACTTCATTCTACGAGAAAGAGAAGTTACAAGAGAGATTGGGTAAATTGGTCGGCGGTGTTGCTATTATCAATGTTGGAGGAAATTCCGATATCGAGATCAAAGAAAAGAAAGATAGAGTAGAGGACGCGTTGTACGCAACCAAAGCTGCGTTAGCGGACGGTATCGTACCAGGCGGTGGATCTGCTTTATTCCAAGCTTCTTTAGAGCAATACGCAGAAGAATCAACTAACGATGCAATCGGTCGATCTATCGTTCAAAAAGCCATTCAAGCTCCGTTCAAGAAAATTTTGGACAATGCAGGAATCGAAGACTGGTACACATTCGTTCCTAAGGACGGTCAAATATACGACGCCAAGAATCACGTTATGGTAAACGCTATCGAGGCAGGTATCATCGATCCAGCGAAGGTAGTTATCACCGCACTTAAAAACGCATCTTCTGTAGCCGGTACAATTTTAACTACCGAGTCGGTTGTATTCGAGAAAAAAGGCGCTGACGAGAAAGATGAAATGAACCCTTTAGCGGGAATGATGTAATTTAGATATAAATAAAATGTTATGAAAATAGGATTAATATCAATCATGGGAAATGTCGGTTCAACTCTTAACTCACAGGGAGGAGGGTACGGCATAATCCAAACAAGAATGTTGAAAGATAACCATCCTGACGATACAGTAGACGTAAACCCCGATCCTAGTGATTGGGGTTCTTACGATATGTTATACGTTTGCGAAGGAGTTAATTTCGTTGAAGGATCGTTTAACGTTCCTGGTGGCCCACAACCAATTCACACAGAGAAGATGAAAGCGATCGCAGAGTTCAAAGGCGAGATAAGATATTCTAATACGTCTTTCGACTTCAACAAGTTCAATCAAAGATTAAAGATTGAAGGAGTAACGTATCCAGAAGTCGTTGAATTGCCTTGGTACAATACTTTTATGGCTCACGGTTTAATGAACAGAAAATCGGTTATCGGAGACTCTCACGCCTTATCGGTATGGAGACCTGGTTATTCTTTGGAGTTTACTGCTGGTAGAACTTTACACGGATTCTTAAAAAGAGAAACGGTAGAAGCGATTAATAATAAATTTGACGAAACCACTACTTATTTTATGAATATTGATATTAGATTCCATCTAATGAGACAAGAGAATCCAAAAGATGCAACCAAAGACTTAATTGGTAGATATATTGATTTTTCCAGCAGACTAAAAAATAATACTATAGTTGAACCGCTTCCAATAGAACACGAATCTAGAAAAATTCCTGGAACTGGCTTGTATAAAAAACAACCGTTCTTCGGAACTAGAGAAGAGAGAATGGAGATACGACAAATAGCTATAGAAATGATAAGAAATTCAGATCAGAAATATATATCATGGCCAGAAGATTGGATTGATTTAGACGGAACTAAAATGTTGGATATATTAGAAAGTCGCCAATCTGTTCACTTAAAACCTCGATATTATCCATTTTTAAATGAAATCTTAGGTTAATGAATATTTATAGTATATAAAATAACTATGAATTATAAAAAAATCTACGAAGATATTTGTAAAAGAGCAAAGGACGAATTAAGCATTAGAAAAAATAAAAAAAAACTTGGAGAGTATTATGAAGGTCATCACATAGTTCCAAAATGTTTAGGAGGAACAGGGTGGGCTACCCAATACGATCATTTGAATATAGCTTTATTAACTGCTAGAGAACATTTTTTATGCCATTG